ATCGGTGTTTTCGTCCACAACGGGAGCCTAAAGCACGTTACTGCTAGGTGGTACACGAACTTGAATACCTGCACAAAAAAGCTAAAGTTGCATTGTAACTGGGATCCGACCAGCTATCCCAAGTACATCAACTACGACGCCATAGAAGTTTCAAAAATCGCGAGAATTCCGGCTGATTATCATGGCGTGATGGGGGTTCCAATCACTTTCATGGACTACTACGATCCGAATGCCTGGGAGGTTCTAGGGTTCACGAAGTCGACACAAGCTTTAAGCTTGCCGGAGATTGGAGAGTATGACGACTACATTGAGATGCGTCCTGACGGGACCCCGACGGGTGGCACGGGAAGAAAGGTCAAGGGCAACGCCAAGCTGCTTGGAAACGACGGAAAGCATAACTTTTACATCAACGCAGACGGCCGCGTTTTCCAAGCAACGTACACGCGCTTTTTTATAAAAAGGAAATTGTAACACTTGTAGGAACGGTACCGGTCAAGGAGGTGGTGCACATGTGAGTGAAAAGAAAAACAAGCTGACGGCCAAGCAGAAGCGTTTCTGTGAGGAGTACATGGTGGACGGCAACGCGACCCAGGCAGCTATCCGGGCTGGCTACTCCTTCAAAACGGCACGGACCATAGGTGCGGAAAACTTAGCAAAACCTGCCATAAAAGAGCATATCGACGCTCTTCTGGCCGAGATTGAGTCGGCTAAAATCGCCGATGCAAGAGAAGTGCTCGAGTTTTATACTCGCGTGCTGCGCGGCGAGGAAAAAGAAGAAGTTGTCCTCAGCACGGAACTTGGTATCGAAAAGACCGAGAAAGGGCCTGCGCTAAAGGATCGCATGTCCGCCGCCCGGGAGATCATGAAGAGGTACCCGCTTGCCGGAAGCGACCCGTTGCTTGCTGAGCAGCTCAGAAAAGTCAAGGCTGAAGCTGACATTATCGAGCGTCGCCGCGACGATATGCTGGGCATGACCGACGAGACTGGGGCAGACGAAGAGCAGGCAGACCTGATGGCAGCTATCGACAAGGGGCTGAGCGAAGTTTGGAGTGATGAAGACGATGATGACAAGACCTAGAACCCGTTTCTCCTTCACACCGTTCAGCCGCAAACAGCTGCAGGTGTTGTCATGGTGGCGGTATCCCAAAACCCGGAGCCTCGATGCGATTGTGTGCGACGGCTCTGTCCGCGCGGGAAAGACCGTGGTTATGTCACTGTCATACGTGCTATGGAGCATGGACACTTTTGACGGACAGCAGTTTGGCATGGCGGGGAAAACCATCGGCTCCTTTAGACGAAACGTCTTGCGGCCGTTGAAGCAGATGTTGACGTCCGAGGGGTATACCGTGATTGACTCGCGGACCGAAAACATGCTGACAATCGCCAAGGGCAGCCATGCTAACTATTACTTCATTTTTGGCGGCAAGGACGAAGCCAGTCAAGACTTGGTGCAAGGTATCACGCTTGCCGGCTTCTTTTTTGACGAAGTTGCTCTCATGCCACAGTCCTTCGTGAGCCAGGCTACCGCCCGTTGTTCCGTGTCGGGGGCCAAGTTATGGTTCAACTGTAACCCGGAAGGGCCATATCATTGGTTTAAGACCGAGTATATCGACCAGTTGGCCGAGAAGAGGGCGCTGCGCATCCACTTCCAGATGGAGGACAACCCGTCGCTCAGCCCCGATGTCATAGCCAGGTACCACCGAGCATACTCAGGCGTTTTTTATCAGCGCTACATACTCGGCCTGTGGGTACTGTCTGACGGAGTTGTGTACAGCAACTTCGACCGCGACACCATGGTGACAGAGCTGCCGGAGGATGCAGTTCCGGAGAAGTACTGGATATCAGTCGACTACGGCACTCAGAACCCTACGGTCTTTCTACTTTGGGGCCTGTACCACGGTGTCTGGTACTGCATGGATGAGTACTACTACAGCGGCCGTGGGACCGGCAAGCAGAAGACCGATGAACAGTACGCCGATGACCTCGAAGATTTTTATTATGGCCACGGGATAGGGCGTCATGAGTGTCCGCTTATCGTCGACCCGTCGGCGGCCAGTTTCAAAAAAACGCTGCGCAACCGCGGCTTCAAGGTTGTCAACGCAAACAATGACGTCATCACCGGCATCCGCTTCACGATGACCGTCATGAACTGCGGGCAGGTCAAGTTCTCAGAACGTTGTCAGAAATTGATTAAGGAGTTTTCAAGCTATGTTTGGGATGAGAAAGCCGCTCAACGCGGCATAGACGCAGTAGTCAAGGAACACGATCATGCCTGTGACGCCATGCGATACTTCTGCATGCATGTGCTTTATAAGCGTCCGGGCAAGACCGTGCAGCTTTTCAAGGGAGGGATATAGATGTGAAGTATCTGAACTCACGATGCTCCGTCAGCGATGACGGAGTGTTTTTATATGACGGAGATGTCCCAACCGAGGACGACATCTGCCAGTACATCAACGCGAACGAAACGATGGCCACCAAGTGGAACCGATATCGTCACTACTACAAAGCGGAGCAGACGGCGCTTATCCTTGCGCCGCCAAAGCCAAACGGCAAGCCGGACAATCGGGTAACGCTCAACTTCGCGAAGAAACTAGTCGATACTTACACCGGCTTTGCGGTCGGCAAACCGGTGCAGATTACCCTGCAAGAAGACGTGGCTAACCAATCCTTGAGCGAGTGGAACGTCTCGCACACAGTCGATGACGTCATCGCCCGAGTTTGGAAACAGTCCAGTATCTATGGCAAATCGCACTTCTTGGTCTATGCCGATGACGGCGATATATGCGTCACTGATGCAGACCCGCGCACCGCTTTTGTCATCTATGATGACTCGGTCGCACACAAACCTGTATGCGGCGTGGTCTACACGATGTACAACGAAGGGCTCAAACAAGCTACAGTTTACACGCCTGATGAAATACGGACATTTGGCGCTGCATCATCAAGGGAAACTAACCCGTTTTGCTGCATCCCCCTCATCGAAGTTGACGAGAATGACGAGCAAGTAAGCGTCATCGCCAATGTGATCTCTATTATCGACGAGCTTGACAAGGCGGTATCCGAGAAAGCCAACGACATCGACTACTTCGCGGATGCGTATCTCAGGGTACTGGGCCAACTGCTGACCGAAGATCAGGTAGCTAACCTGCGTGACAACCGCATCATCAACCTCAAGGCACGGGAAACCGACGATGATACTGCCGAGCCGCTCGACGTAAGCTTCCTGGAAAAGCCGAGTGCCGATGGCACACAGGAAAACCTCATCAACCGTCTGGTTGACATGCTCTATCAGCTGAGTATGATCGTCAACCTGAATGACAAGGACTTTGGAAACTCAACCGGCGTTGCGCTGCAGCTCAAGTACAAGCCTATGCTCAACCTTGCGACGCTTAAATCGCGGGGCTTTTCTCGCGCGTTGAAAGAGATGTACAGGGTGGTTTTTGCAAGCGATCAGCTGCGTGGTCTTGACGAGACCGCATGGCAGTCCATCGACATCAACTACCAGTACGACCTCCCGCATGATACCTTGACAGAGGCGCAGACGGCACAGATACTGTCCGGCCTGGTCTCGGAGGAGACGTGGCTCAAGACCTTGTCAGTTGTCAACGATCCACGGCAGGAAGAGGAGAACATCGCCAAGGAGCGAAGCGAACAGGCAAGGGCCAACCTTGACCTACTAGGAGGCATGACGCATGACGACGGTAGCGGACGAGAAGAAACGGATTGATTACTTGCTGCAGCGTGATAAAGCTACTGACAAACAGTTGGAAAAGGTCTACCGGCAAGCGAGTGCAGATTTGCGCTCGGTCATGCTGCACTACACCAGTATCTATGCAGTAGACGGCACGCTTGTGCCGGGAAAGCTGAGCAAGCGGCCAAGCCGCAAAGACCTGCAGCTGATACGGGATGCATACGCACAGCTGCCTGACGATTTGCCGGTTGACGGCGAGAAGAAGGCAAGAGTCTATGTCAGCATATCAGCCTTGACGCTGCAGACCATGCTTGTCGGATTGCTCGGACTGACGCTGCTTAAAAGCACGCCGAAAGCAATCGATATCGTGCAAGCAGACATAGAGACTGCCACCAAAGAAGAACTTGCCTATCAGATACAGGCAATCCCGAAAACAAGTCGAGCAAAGCTATCGGTTGTCAAGAAAAAAGCGGCTAAAATCGCAAGCGAGCCGTCAGCACCTAGTGCCGTGCTATCAGATGGCGTCAAGGACTGGCGGGAACTCATCTGGCTTGACCACGACAGACTGTTGGCCCAGATAGCCGGCATTATCGACGATGGCCTGAAAAAAGGGATGACCGCCAAAAGCATTTCTGATGCCATCTTTCCCGGAACTGCCGCTGACTTGCGATCACAGTCCGCAACGAAAGCCGTGATACAGGCTTTCAACTCGGCGAAGCGAGTAGCAAGGACGCAGGCGGCCGCTAGAGAAGACGAAGTGGCACAGGCGGTCTTTGAGGCCAAAAAAGTCAAGTACTTCAAGTGGGTCACTGAGCCTGGAGCGTGCAAGAAGTGTCTTGAACTTGAAGCGGGCAGCCCGTATGAAGTGGCCAGCGGGCCGCGCATCCCGGCTGACTCGCACCCTAACTGCCGTTGCCGGCGCATGCCGGTAGCTGCAGAAGATTAGTAACGCGTCCACACTGGCTCATGACGTTAAACCGTGCCTGGATACTATAGCCGACGGGCTCAAAGCGGAGGTAGAGTATGCCAGAAGATACTACAGACAAGCCAGTGAACGAAGAAGAAACCTCGACGATCCAAAGTGCACAGGAACCGGAGGAACGCACGTTCACACAGGCGGAAGTTGACAAGATCGTGCAGAAGCGTATCGCACGTGTTGAGAAGTCACAGGCGGAACTTGAAAAAAGTATCCGTGAGAAAGTGGCGGCCGAGCAAGATGAAGCCGCCAAGCTTGAAAGCATGACCACGCAGCAGAAGAAAGCCTATGAAGCCAAGAAGAAGGATGACGAGCTGGCACAGCTCAAGCAGGAACTCACGCACTTTAAGATGCGCGGTGTTGCCACGGATATCCTCGCGGAAAAAGGCATCTCCAGCGGCAAGGACGTGCTGGACTTCGTTTGCGCTGACACGGCAGAAGAGACGCAAGCACGCATTGAGAAGTTTGCCGCTATCGTAGACAGGGTAGCCGGCGCAAAGCGCAAAGCGCAGTTTACCCGGTCCACGGCTCCGTCAGCTTCACAAAGCGGTAAAGAGACTACAGACAAAGACTTCAAGCGCATGTCGTATCAGGACAGGGCCAAGCTTAAGCAGAGTGATCCTGACCTGTACATGCGTTTGGTCAAGCAGACATACTAAGGAGGTATGACAATGCCAAATAAAACAACGACGTCAGGCCAGGTGCTCGACCCGGAAGTACTGGCCGACATGGCATCGGCCGAACTGGTAGCGGATTTAAAATTCACGCCATTTGCTCAGACCGACGATACCCTTGAGGGGCGTCCAGGCTCGGAAGTGGACTTCCCCGCATGGAACTATATCGGGGACGCAGTCGATCTGACGGAAGATGAAGACATGGAGACAACCGCGCTTACTTACGGTGTGCAGAAAGCAACAGTCAAAGAGTACGGCAAAGCGGTCAGCATCACCGACATGGCTATGCTGACAGGATACGGCGACCCTTACGGCGAGTCGGTCAAGCAGCTCGGCCTTGCGATGGCCAACAAACTGGATAACGATATCTTGCAAGTGCTCTCCGGCGCCCAGTATAAAGCTACTATAACGGCTACAGTATCGGGGCTCCAGGATGCACTCGACAACTTCAACGATGAGGACGATGCGACGATTGCACTCGTCATCTCGCCTAAAGCAGCCGGCAAGCTGAGACTTGATGCCGGGGATAAATTCCTCGCCGGCTCGGAACTCGGGGCACAGCGTATCGCTAGCGGCGTATATGGCGAAGTGCTCGGTGCACAGATTATCCGTTCTCGCAAGCTCAACGAGAACGCGGCCTATCTTATCAAGACATCCGATCCGGAAGATACCAAACCGGCCGTCAAGCTCATGCTCAAGCGTGGCGTCAACATCGAGGCGGAAAGGAAGCCAGGTGCTCGCAAGACCAACCTGTATGCCACGGCGGTCGGCGCCCCGTATCTGTACAATCCGGCTAAAGTGGTGCAGATCACCTTCTCAGACATCACTTCTAAGGCCGGTACTACAGGTGCACCAGCTGACAAGACGGTCGAGGCAGCGCCAGCTAATGTTGACGAAGACCATCGAGTAGGGCGTAACAAGAAGACTTCTTCCACGTCATCCCCTGCTACAGGAACGCCTGGCAAGGTCTAGTGCATGAGGTATGTAGTCACTAAGGCCTTCACCGACGCCAACTCAAACTCGGCTGATAAAGACGGAAACCTGCATATCTACTGGGAGGGGGATGCATATCCTTGCCGACCGTATGCGGGGGCACAGACAAAGCTGAGACTCAAGGAGCTGGTGGACGGCGGATATATCAGGAGGGATGCCGATGAAGGAGCAGATACTCAAGAGACTTAAGCTGCTGCCCAACCTCAAAGCAACCATCGATGGCGTTGATGCCGATTTGCTCGACTCACTCGCAGACGATGCCATAGTGCAAGCACAGACCGACGGTTTTAGCGATAGCTCACTGGTGCTCGGCGCCACATATCTGCTGGCGCACTGGTGCACGGCGGTATGCAGTGAGTCAAGCAACGTCGCGGAGCAGACAGCGTCAGTGCTGACGGTCAAGTACTTTGACAGGGCCGGCAGTGACGACTATTTGGCTGAGTACAAGCGGCTCAAGGCCTCGCTCGCTGGCAACTACATCGCCTTCTTGTAGGGGGTGCTTGTATGAGCATAGAGGTAAGCGGAGAAATGAGCGGCGAGCTTGACCTGGACAAGCAGATAGCAGAGCTGCGCAAGCTTGACGGCATGACACTGGAAGCAGGACTTTTTGATGGTCAGACGCAAAAGGAGGCCATCTGGAACGAGTACGGGACTAGCAGGGGCATACCTGCCCGCCCGTTCCTGCGCAATACCATGTACGAGAACGAGAACCGCTTCAGTGCCTATATAGCACCGTTTGCGGCCGGCATTCTCGACGGTGGTACGGCAGACGAAGTGGCTGCCAAACTGGGGCCGTTTATGGCTATGGCCATACGGCGGACCATTGCTGCCGGCGGTTTTGTGCCAAACGCACAGTCAACCGTGCGGCACAAGGGACACTCCAAGCCACTGATTGACACCGGCGCCATGTACGGCGCCATCGACTGGAGAAAGGACTGATTGACATGTATCTTGATATGACGAGCGTACTCGACATTTTTGCGGTAGATGTCACGGTCTATCCTAAAGCGTCAGATGGCCAGTGGGTGGACGGTCAGTGGGTAGACGGCACAGCCGGAGACCCGGTCACATACCATGAGCCGGTGGTACCTAACGGCCTTGTCGGCAAGTACTCGATAGTATCGCTTTTAAGGGATACCGGCAAAACTGAGCAGTACAACGCCGTCTGGCTGTCCAGCCACCGTGTCGAGACAATCGGTACAGTGGTGAAGCAGGGCGGAAAGAAGTACAAGATAGCAGACGTAACTGATCTGACTAACTACTCTAACGTCTTGGTCTACTATCTCGAGAGCGAGGAGGGTGATGAAGATGGCGTATAACTACACCAAGCTATATACCCTTTTTGCACGTATGATCAAGGCCAAGATGGGGCTTACCATGATAGAGCTCAACGGCAACGGCAAGCAACCGGCTGCGCCTTTTGTGGCTTTTGACATCGTAAGTCCCCGCATCCCTATCACATGGCTTGAAGATGAGGATGCTTTTGAGTGCGTAGTCAGCTTCACGGTTTATGCCAAAAGCAAGGTGCAGGCCATGACGCTATGCGACCAGCTGCGTGACATGCTGGGCAAGACCAGCGCAAGGGACCAGTACGACGCTGCCGGTGTGGTACTGGTGGAGCGTACCGCCAGTCAGGTCAGGTACGTTGAAGAAACAGAAACATATGCTTACATGGTCGGCTTTGATGCCCGCTTGAGGATAGCGGACGTCAAGACCGATGACGTAGGAGAAATCACAGAAATAAAAGCAAAGGAGAGTTTAAATGGCTAGTATCAGCGATGTAACGGTCGTCCTTAACGTCGAGACACCGTCAGTCCCCGTCAACATGGGTAATCTGGCGGTTTTCGTCAAGGGCGTAGCCGATAAGATTGAAAGCTTCTCGGCGCTTGAAGACGTCAAGAAGGCTCATAGCACAGAAAAAGGAGTCACACAGGTAGCAGACGGCTACTTCTCACAGGCTGACCACGGCAACAAACTTGTGGTGGTCACATATAGCGACGACGTGGTGGCCGCTGCCGACAAAGCGTACTCTGCCGGATGGGAGTTTGCGACACTTGTCCCAGGGACGGAAGACGGCAATGCGTCCGACGCTGCCGGTAAGCTTGCCGGCTACATCACCGGCAAAGCAGAACGTTTCTACGTATCCGGGGAACCCGCTACGGCAGAAACGGTCACTAACGCAGATACGATCGTGGCCAAGCTTGGCAAGTCCAAGCGTGCCATCGTCTTTGTCAGCGGTGCGACCGCCGACGAAGCAGAGTACGGAGTTGGCGCTTTGGTAGGTGCCGTCGGTAACGAGACGGTTGGATCGGTGACGTGGAAGTTCAAGTCACTCGGTGGCGTCAAGCCGGCCGAGTACAGTGCGTCAGACATTCAGACGCTTCACGATGCAGGTCTTTTCACGTATGTTGAAAAGGCCGGGGTTGCCCAGACTTCAGAAGGCAAGACGGCAGCGGGCGAGTATATCGATGCCCTTCATGGCGACGATTGGGTTAAAGCGACGATCGAGACCGAGCTTCAGCACTTGCTTTCATCGTCAAAGAAGCTCACGTTCGACTCTACAGGCATCGCTCAAATCGATGCCGTCGTTACTACGGTGCTCAACAACGCAACCTCGAACGGTATCATCCTGACGGACAAGGAAACGGGAGCGGGCGATTTTTCAGTCACCACTGTTTCCCGCGCGGATACACCGACAGCAGACATTGCGGAACGCCGCTATAACGGGTTGAGTTTCTCTTACACCCGTGCCGGCGCCATCCACAGTGTCAAAGTGTCCGGTCAGATTAACTTGTAAGGAGGCATGACGATGACAACTACAACAGTATATAACGCTGCCGACGTCCACATTACGGTGGACGGACGCACGATCCAAGGCTTTCAGGACGGTGATATGTTTACTGCGTCTTTCAAGGAAGACCGCGTCCAGACATCGGTTGACGCCCAAGGCTATGCCAGTGTGGCGCTCAACGCGAACCGTTTGGGACAGGTGACAATCAACCTCTCGGGCGAGTCACCTGATCATAAGTTCTTGAACAACTTGGCGAAGTCAAACAAAATTTTTCCAATCGTCGCAACATCGACGAATGAAAAAATCAGCGGCACACAGGCGATCATCACGAAGCCTGCTAACGTATCTTATGGCAAGACAACGCCAACAAGAACATATACTATCGAAGTGCTGGACATGTCCATAGATGCACTTTAGTAACAACCAATATGGCCGGGACTAGGTCCCGGCTTTTTTAGGAGGAAAAAACAAATGGAACCAAAAACAGCAAACATGAAGCAGCAGAAGGCTGCTAAGAAGACGCCTGAGACAGTTGACCGTCTTCGCGGCAATGAGAAGTGGGTATATACAGATAGCAACGGTTACGACTGGGAATACGAATTTCAGTTCCCAGGCATTCGCAAAGCATATGAGATCATCGACAACGCCCGCATGGAAAACGGTCAGATTGCCCGCTCAGTCATGTACGACGAGATGCTCAAGAGTGTGGTAGTCCAGCCGCATGGCCTCACGCTCGACGACTTCGACAACCGACCGGGGGCGGCCGAGCTCTTTGACGCGGTCGACTCCTTTCTTGGCTCGAGGATGCAGTAGGGTCCCCGATGCGCGCGTCAAGCAGGATGTAGCTAGTGACTGGGAACTATGGTATCCGGTTATCATGGGGGTGGCGACTCGCGAAGAAGTGCAGCATGCCACCATGTATCAGCTACAGGTATATAACCAGATAGCAGAGTATAAGGCACAGCTGACAGGAGGTGGGGCAGATGCCTGAGTCGACAATCAAGCTGACTACCAAAGTCAGCGGCATATCGCAACTTGAAAAAGTGGACAGTCTGCTCAAGAGCATCAAGAGCAGCACGGCAAGCATGGGCAAGGTGGAAACACCGTCCGGTCTGTCCAAGGTGGAAAGCCAGCTGACTAAGATCAGTGCGCAGATGCGCAGGCTTGAGTCGGCAAATCTCGGCAAGGGTCTTGCGTCGGCGAAAACCGGAGCTGACGAGCTGGCAGCCGGAATTGGTAAGTCAGCATCGGCCGCCAACAAGCTGTCTGAGTCTTTTGAGAAGTCCCGACGCTATCAGCAGCAGCTCGTGACCGAGTCGCAGAGAGTGAAGCAGACACAGGAGCAGACGGCGCAGGCCTATCAGCATGCTGCCGCCGCTCAGAAAAGGGCGGTTGAGCAGATACAGAAGCAGACGGTATCCGCTCAAAAGCAGCCTGGCAAAGTGGCATCTGCTTTTAAGGAAGTTCTAGGCATGTATACGCTTGGCAATCTCGCCGCCAGCGGCATCATGGCCGTAGGCAGTGGCGTCAGGAAATACGCTGAAAGTGGCCTGGACTATATCTCGGAGCAGCAATCGTCACGTGTGCAGTGGGCATCAAACGCTCGAGCGGTCAACGACCTTTTGGGGCGCAAGATGACTGACGCACAGGCGCAAATCTTCTCCAAGCGCATGGTCAAGGATATAGCCAACCTCGCCACCAGTGCCGGCAACGACTATAAGCAGGTATCCAACGCGGCCCTCGCCTTCTATGCAACGGGGGCCGGTGTTTCGACCGCCGGCAATCGCAAGAAGACGCTGCAGCTGACTAAGGACATGCTTAACTTACAAGACGCCGGTGGCATGGGCGACGACGAAATGGCACGCTTCATCGGCAGTGTTGCCAAGACACTTGACCAAGACAAGCTAACAACTGAGCGTCTGCAGCAGCTCAAGCAGTTCAACACGAATATCGACAGCTATCTTGAAAAAGCTCACAAGCAGCGGACCGGCAAAGACGTTAAGAAAGTCGGGGAGTACTCAGGCGATGACCTCGTCAACGCACTTCACATGGCCGGCATGGCTCCCGGTGTTTCAAATGCGTCCGAGCGAATGAACCAATCTCTGGCCGGCACCAAGCGTGCCGTTAGTCACGGCATCACACGGATGTTCGCCGACTATGAGAGCTCGCTTGCCAAAAATCTCAACCGCTCCATGGGCGGAGACGGCAAGCTTTTCTCACGCATAACCGGGTGGTTCAACGACACAAGGAAGACCCAGGCCTTCACGGACACGCTGAGCAGCAAGAGTGCTACCGCCATAGACGTCACGGGCAAACTGGCAACTAAGATCATCGAGCTCGGCAGCGCCGCTCAATCAGCACTGAAGCCGTTTGAAAGCTCGTACATCAGCGGATTGGTCAGCGGTCTTAAGACACTCGGCAAAGGCATCGAGACAACCGGCAAGAGTGTGGCCAAGACCGCCAAAAGCGTGGTCGACAGTCTGCCGCATGGCGCGGCGGACCGAGTTAAGTCGTATGTCAAGGATGCTGCTAAGATGGCCGGCCAGCTCACGGCAGTGGGCATCGCCATGCGTGGCCTGACTAAGATACCTGGAATCGGCACGGGAGCTGCAAAGCTCGTCGGTCAGATAGGTGGTCTACTTGGTCGCATACCTCTTGTCGGCAAGACACTTTCATCCCTCTTCAGCAAAATCACCGGAACGCAGCCTACCACAGCAGCTACCCGCATGCAGCAGGCCGCCGATACCATGATGAGCGCAGCCAACCGCATGGCGGGCGTGTCAGAGAGCGGAGCTTCTGCCGGTGCGGCCGATGCACTTCCGCTGAGACGCACACAAAACAAGGCGGAACAGACCGCATGGTATGACCGCATGATAGCCTCGGGCGAGGCAGCTATGGGGGCAGAGGGCTCCCGCGTGGCCCGTAACCGCACACTTTTGGGCACGGTCAAAGGCAAGACGCTGATGACAGTCGGCAAAGCCGGCGCATGGCTTGCCAGTGGCAAAACCGGCAAGATACTCGGCGCCGTTGGTACCGCCGGACGCGGCATCAAGTACGTGGCCCGCAACGGTATGATAGGCGTCAATGCGCTTATGTCCGGCATCGACGCACTCAACGTCATGGGGACGACAAAAGCCGGCACACTTGAGCGCTCACAGGGTATCGGAGGCGCCGTTGGCTCCGGCATGGGTTCTACAGTCGGCATGGCACTCGGAACACTGGTTGACCCGTGGACTTTCGGGCTTGGCACTATAGCCGGCGGCGCTTTGGGCGGATGGCTCGGCAACAAAGCCGGGTCGTGGATCGGCGGCAAAGTAGGCGGCGGTACGTCAGCCAAACAGCGAGCTTCCGCCCGGCAGAAAGCAGAGCAGAAGCGCCAGTCAAAAGCACAGGCCAAGTACCTGCGTGACAACTTCAACAACGCTTACAAGTCGATAGTCTCCGGGGCCAAGGGTACTATGTCGGCAGCCAAAGCCTACAGACTTCGCAGTGCCGCTCGGGACTCGACATCTGCAGGACTGGCGGCAAGTATGCACTTTGATGACGCCATGAACTCCGGCGACTTGAAGGCGATGCAGAAGTATCAGACTCAGATGGCCCGAGAGGTCAAAAAGGCCGATGCGGCAACCGTCAAGGCGTATGGCCGCAAGTACACCAGGGCTAAAAAATCGACCAAGTCGGCATATAGCAAAGCGTATAGTGTAGCGTATGACTATGCTGGCGGTCTGGTCGGCATGACGCACAAAAGCCGTGTCAAGTATGCGAAAGCGACGGCATCCTCTGACAGTGAGTACGTAGCCGCCCGGAAAGCCGAGAAGAAGGCTCTTAAAGCGCGACGGGCCGCCGTTAAACTCTACGAAAAGGAAACCGGAGAGAAGTACGGCAGAGCGAAGACCGCAAAAAGGAGCTCGAGCAGATCGGCAAGCACCGCAACGAGTGCTGCAACAAGGCCAATCCGTGGTGGTCACCCTTTGGCGGTCGGCAAAAACTCGTCGAAGAAGTCTAGAAAGACTACATCGTCAAGACATGCCGTCAGCCCTAAGCCTGGTGTACGTCCGAGAGCCATAGATGACGGTGCAAAGGTATCCAGGACTGCCAAGGCAACAAAATCGCTGAAGAGCAAGAAAGTAAAGGTATCTGCTACGGTAAGCGGTGAAAGAAAAGTCAAATCGCTTGCCAAAGCGACAAAGCGGCTCAAGAGCAAAAAAGCAAAGGTAGCTGTTACTGCTACTGGCGAGAACAAAGTCAAGAGCTTGTCCAAAGCTGCCAAGTCGGTCAAAGGCAAGAAAGTAAAGGTATCCGCTGCGACTACTGGTGAGAACAAAGTCAAATCGCTTGCCAAGTCCACAAAGCGGCTCAAAGGCAAAAAAGTCAAGGTATCTGCTGCGACTACTGGTGAGAACAAAGTTAAGAGTCTGTCCAAAGCTACCAAGTCGGTCAAGGGCAAGAAAGTAAAAGTGGCTGCTGCCGTATCTGGCGAAGGCAGGATCAAGAGCCTCAAATCGGCAATCCGTGGGCTTAAGGGCAAGCACGTGTCAGTGTCTGCCAGGGTCAGCGGCTTGTCGGCAGTGAGAGCCCTTGCCAGTGCCATCGCAAGAGTGCACTCAAAGCACGTGACGGTCACGGCTACCAAACACGGCAAGCTAGCAACGGGAACGCCAATCTTCAGCTTTCCACGACTCGCCAAGGGCACGCCTGCGTCAACAACCACTCGCTGGTCGGCTAACGGGGGCGTCAAGCGCGGCACGTACCTGGTCAACGACGCTGCCGGCGATGATTTTGTTGAAGCTTTCCGCACCAAGGACGGCACGGTGGGCCTCTTCCCTAAGCAGCGCAACCTTTTGGTGCCACTTGATGAAGGCACGCAGGTGCTCAATGCCCGGGATACCAAGCGACTTTTTCCTCGCCTCGAAAAGGGTTCAAAGAATTTCAGCAGCGGTGGCGGCAGCGTAAACATGCAAAACACCTTTAACATCACGATTAACGGAGGAGACGGCGACTTGAAGGACGTCTCCATGCAGCTATGCAACCAGATCGCAAACGCAATCGGCGAGAAGCTGCAGAAGCAGTTTCCGGCAGCAGAGATATAGGGGGATGCAGACATGGCTATAATCACAGACGGTAAGAAAACCGTCACTCTGCGGCTCGATAGCGAGTCGGAAGAGTACACCAGCACAGTGTCACAGTACCCGATACAGTCGGGCAATCCGGTCACAGATCACACGCAGCGGTCAGCGTCAACGTGGACCTTCACAGGCCGTATCTATGGCACTCAGTCACAAATCAACAACGCGTGGTGGGCACTCATGACCTGGAATGAGCGGGGAACACTCGTGCGTTTCCAAGGCATGATCTACAAGGGCGGCTTGATGATATCAGATCTCAAAAAGTCCTATAGCGGCGCCACCAACGCCATCGATGTCGAGCTCACGCTCACGGAAGTGCGCACAGTATCGACCAGCTACACCGGGACCAGACATGTCGGGCCTGTGGCCCCCAAGGCCACAAGGAAATCAAGGAAATCGAGTGCAGTCTATGTCACTGTCCGCCCCGGCAACACGTACTGGGGTTGGTGGAGGCAGTACGGGACGCCTATCCAGACGCTCCGCAACTGGAACCACTGGCCTGACCGCCGCATACCGGTAGGCGCGAAAGCGAGGGTAAAGTGATGGAGAAATACGAACTCAACATTGACGAGCTGCCGATGTCTTTTGACGTCACTTTTGGCAGTTTGACGTACACCATGCAGCTCAACTATAACGCAGTCGGTGACTACTACACTGTCGACCTGTACGACAGTGACTATCAGCCGCTTGCCTTAGGCGAGAAGCTGATCTACGGCAAGCGGCTATGGTCGAGATACACGTCGAGCAAGATACCATCGGTTGACCTGATACCCCTTGACCTGAGCGGCAGGACTCACACGTGCAACAAGGAAACTTTTGGCAAAACCGTCTTTCTATATACCGGAGGTGATGACGATGGGACGTCAGTATAACTTCCAAGTCAAGGTCGACGTGCATGTCAACGGCCGCATTTTGCATTACGAGTACAGTAAAAATTCGGCCAAGTCGATAGAGATACACTTCTCGGTGCCTTTTTCGGTTGAAGCCGAGCGGCAGGTAACTGAAATAACTCTGTACAACATCAATCCCGGCGACTATAACGCCATCAGGCAGGGAGCCCGAGTAGACCTGCATGCGGGGTATGCGGGGGATGTCGGGCTGCTGATGTCCGGAACCGTTTTCCGCAAAATCGCCCCGACGCTGAGTGGGGCAGACACCGCATACGTTCTACGGGTTCTTGAAGGTCCGGACTACACACGTCTGCCTAAGGTCAACATCGCCTTTGCTGCCGGCACCAGAGCCTCGACGATAGTCCGGGAGGTTGCCAGACGTGCTAAGATGTCGCTCAACTTCGTATCGATTAACAACGACAAGACTTATGCCGACGGCTACACGGCAGAGGGACACCCGCTTGAAGTGCTGAGCTCGATAGCTGATGATACCAAGACATCCCTCTTCTATCTCCGCGGCAAGCTAACCTTTGCTTTTATCTTCAAGGGGAGGGTGGCCGAGAGCTTCCTTCTGACGCCGTCCACCGGTCTGGTGGGCAGTCCGACGTCGCAAAGCCGGGATGAAGACTGGAAAGACGGGGACGACGACGATGGCTACGGCCGGTGGAGCTTCTCATGCACGAGCATACTCAACTACCACTTGACTTCTTTTGCACGGGTAGAGCTCAAAAGTAAGTACCTGACGCACGGTATGTACGTGACCACAGGCGAGCACAGCTTTGACGGCAAAGAACCGAGGACGACTTTCGAAGGGATTGAGAACTAGTGGCAGATAGGAATAACGATACACTTTTCATAAAACAGCTGCTATCCAGTATCAGTGCCAACTTGCACGTGGCCCAACTCGCCAGAGTGACGTCGCTCAGTGCCGACAAAACACGCTGCGACGTGCAGCCGCTTGCTCACAACTTGAGCGGCGGAAAGCGCGCCATGCTGCTAAGCGTAGTAGTAGGGCGGTGTGCCCGTCAGTATATCAGCGTAGGTAGTGTGGTGGTAGTCGGCTTTCTAGACAGGTCACTGGAGTCGTGGGACGGTACCGGAGCTGACTATGATATCAGCTCATCGCGCATGCATGACCTTAACGACGCGGTAATCTGGGAGGTGATCACTTGATAGACATCAAGACAACTGCTGACGGAGACCTTGTTTTTGCGGATGACGACTTGCAGACCGCAACAGGTGTGGAAGAGGCGGAACAGAGCCTGTCCTTTTTGCTTAGAACGCGCAAAGGAGAGCTCTTCTACGATGCGGGCTCCGGTCTGGACCAGACGGGGCTCTTTGGCCGAGGATACGACACGCAGCAGATAGCTGCCAACATCGTCGACTGCCTGCAGCAGGACAGTAGAGTTCTTGCAGCAGCGGTCAGCAAGACCGAGGTCAAGGACAGAACACTTTACGTCAGCTTCTCATGCACGCTTGACAGCGGCGAAAACATAGAAAGTGAGGTGATACTATGATAGACGACAACGGCTTCTCGCGCCCTACCTATGCCGAGATTGTCGATGACCTAAGCACCGAGTGGCGCAGGCTATTCGGCGAGAATGCGCAGACCGGCGGGCACTCGGTCGGCGGCGTAGTCATACGCATACTAGCCTACGTGCTTGACCGACTGTATCAGCTCGCAGAAGTGGTCTATAACTCGCAGTTTGTGGACTCGGCGCAAGGGACGACGCTCGACCAGCTCGGCGCAAATGCCGGTGTTGCCCGCAAAGCAGCTGCACCGGGTATCGGAAAAATCATGATATATGGGGCGGTCGGCTATGTCGTACCGTCCGGGACGCTGTTCAAACGGTCTGATGGTCTGATGTACGTGACTACTGAGGATATCTCTCTGACCGATACCGGACATGCAAGCGTAGATGTCAACGGCCACACCGTAGCCGTACCTACCGGCACCGTTGGATATGGATCGTCTGACTACCTGTATGCCGAGGAGCAGGGGGATGCATATAACTGCAGCATCAAGACGGACCTGGGGCAGGTAACGCCCGTGGAAGAGATCGCCTATGCCTACATGTCCGACGTCACAGGCGGTGCAGATGAGGAAACCGATGATAGTCTGCGTGAGCGTATTGACCTGGCTAACACATCGGTTCGTCCCTCGTCGCCCTATGATGGTGTACTGTCGGCGGTCAGAGCGGTAACGGGTGTTAACTCGGTCAAGATAATCACCAACGATTCCATGGCCGATGATCCGACAACCGAGACACCGGCCAAATCGGTACACATCTATGTAGACGGCGGCTACTCGGCCGACGTAGGCACCGCCATCTTCTCATCGCTTGCTGCCGGTATCGCTACGGCGGGCAAGACGGTTGTCAGCTGCACGGACATAGCCGGCAACAAGCACGATGTACGCTTTGACTATCCTACAGGGCTGCCGGTTTACGTATCCGTCAAGCTGACTAAGGATCCTGATCAGTATCCGCTTGATGGCGACAGTACCATCAAAGCTGCAATCGCCGACTATATCGACGGCATCGGTATGGGCGGCACTGTCCGCTATACGTACCTGTACAAGCTGATATATGACGCGGTACCAGGCATCGTGGCGGCTGATGTCAAGCTCGGCAAGACGCAAAGCGCTATGGCTGCCGCTGATATAGCAACGTCGCCCACCCAGACACCAGCAACATCGCTTGACAAGGTGGTGGTGGTATGAAGATAAAAGCCGAGCTGATGAAGCTCATACCATCGGCACTGTCTCACGAGCATAATAGTAACACGGCGAAGGTTGCCGAGTTTCTGTCGCGGGGGCTTGAGAAAGCTAAGAGCACCTACACTACCATAGCGGACTGGTACAGTGTGGACGCTGCGCGTGGCAAGGCCCTTGACAGGCTCGGAGCCAAGTACGGCGTGGTTCGTGGCCCTTGTGACGACAGCTTTTACCGGTACATGATCAAGGCTAAGCAAGCCACCAGACAGGGCGACAGCAGCGTCGACGGCATCTTAAGGGCGATGCAGAACGCCCTGGGCATCGATGTTGCCGGTGTAGTGGTCGAGCCCGCCACGGTTGGTGGAAGCATAGAGCCCCAGTCGCTGCGGATACTGCACGTCCCGCTGCGGTTCGCTCGCAGCGAGCACGAACAGCGCTTTATGCTTTCTCAAATTGAAGGTAGTGTGGCACTGGGCGTCAAGCTGCGCGGATTGCAGTTTGACGTCGCTCTTACGGGCACAAGCTTTGCCGGCGCCGGTATGGCGAGCGTGGCTATCTACCACCTCGACAACTCGGCAGACCACACGGTGGATGTCGATGGCAGATGGGGCGTTGGTGGCACTCAGGGATATGCCAGCGTAACCGCAGTTGATGATAGTGTGGACTATAGTCAAGTACTAGCTGCCACAGCAGCACCCGGTGCGTCTATGGCAGCTGCGGATATGGCGACCACAGATGACAGTGTCAGCTACACCGACAACGCAATGGGTAGCGCTGGCGCTGCCATGTATCAGTCATATGCGGCAGAGGTGGTCATCACGGACCAGTGGGACGCTCGCTTTGATATCGGCACCCCGGCATATGCAGGGGCGGTACTTGACTACCGTGAAGAATTAAGAAAATAGGAGGATATATAGTATGGCAGACTTTAAAGCTGTTATCATCACTAAAAAAGGCCAGTCACTCATGGCCAAGCTGATGTCCGGCACTGGCGGCGTGGAGTTCACGCGCATCGCAGTGTCAGACTCACAGTATGCCGACTCGCAGCTGGAAGGGCTGACGGCCCTCGGCTCGATCAGACAGTCGGCGCCCGTATCACGGGTACGGAAAACCAATGACGTCGCAGTAGAGGTACAGGCGTCAGTATCCAACGAGCAGCTTGTAGCGGGTTACTACATGCGCACGCTCGGTCTTTACGCTAAAGACCCCGACGAAGGAGAGGTACTGTATGCCGTATGCTCGGCACAGACGGCCGGATACATGCCGCCTTTTAACGGAAAGACAACCTCAGGCGCTTTCTTCCGTCTTACGACGACGGTCGGAAACGCATCCAATCTTTCACTGAAGGTCAACCCTGCGGCGGTGGCGACCGTCGGAGATATCGTCGACTTGCAGTCTCAAATCGACGATATGCGCAGTACCATCGGTTACAACGCGAATGACATCTATGGTGTCGAGATTGACTACGTCAACCGCACCTTCAAGCGTTTGGCCGGTGCCGAGAACCGCACACCTGGCAAAGCTTTCGACGGCCTGATCCCGTGGCAGCGCAGACGCTGCATCCTCGCAGACGACGGCACGGTGCTCGCTTATCGCGGTGAAGCCGGATATACCGAGACAGGGGCTACAACGACTGCCCTGACGGTCAACGGGGTTACCTACCAGGCCGGCACACAGGCGCAGGTCATGGTGGAGCAGCCGCGCTTCTACTATCGGACCGTCCCGCTTGTCACTGAGAAGATAGACGGCTATGACGGCTATCATATGCGCAAAGCACGCTACTACGTGTCAGCCACACCACACGCCGGCTTCAAGATCCATCCCGCTTTTGTGGTTGACGGCAAGGAGCTCGACAAGGTCTATATGTCGGCCTATGAAGCATGCCTGTACGATACGTCGGCCAAAACGTATAACCTCACAGACGAGCAAAACGGCGACTTTACGGCATCTACAGGGGACAAGCTTTCATCGATAGCCAAGGCCAAGCCGGTGTCGGGGCAGACGCAAAACGCAACCATCGATGCATACCGTCAGACAGCGCACAACCGCGGCATCGGTTGGGAACTTGATCTCATCCAGACCTTGTCGGCTACACAGCTGCTCTTCATAATCGAGTATGCATCACTCAATTCTCAAGAAGCAATCGCAGACGGCCGCTGTCACATTACCGATGACACCAAGAGCAATCTCGCGACGCTCACTGGCGCTACCGCCAGCCTGGGGGATGCTTCCGGCAGCGACTCGGCTACAGGAAGCGTATCGTATCGTGGCCAGGAAAACCTGTGGGGCGATATCTACAGTGTCACGGACGGACTCAACGCATACTCGGCAGAAGGGTCCGGCGACTGGTATGTAGCTGATCATGGCTTCAATTCAAAAAAGAAGGATGGCCAGTATGCGCACGTCGGCTTCAAGATGATCGGCAAGAAGGGCGATAACTCCAACGGATACATCTCAGCCTTTGGCTACGATCCTGATTTTGACTGGCTTTTCCTCGGAACCGAGGTCAAGGGCGATTCGCACCTACCAGTCGGTGACATCCTCCTCCTCAACGCCAACCTCGGATGGCACGCCTTCGGCTTCGGTTCGGAATGGGATGGCAGTGCCGGCGCGGGGCTTTTCAGGCTGGATGGCTCCGCTGGCGTGACCTATCGTGGCCGCAGTTGGAGTGCTCGCTTAACATATAGAAACACCAAATAGATATAAATTTCTCACTAAAAATGCACGAAGAAAGAGAGGGAAAAGCATGAAAGACTATGGCAAGACCTACTCGGCTTTCAGGCCGGAGGCTGTACACCTTGACGAAAACGGTGTCTGGGTGGCAGACAGCATCACGGAGACGCAGCAGAGCTTTGAGGACGGTTCCAAACACACCGTGTACGAGTACCAGCTTAAGTACTACGCAAAAGACGAGTACATCCTTGACAAGATGCAGCAGGACCGTGAAGACAGCGCGGCAGCACTGGCGGAAGCGGTCGACAGCCTTATGGCGGGAAGGGGGCTTAAATAGTGGTAAAAGTATATGTTTTACTTATCAAGTGTGGCAGACGCACAGTGGCACAGACGCCGTCCATCTGGTATCAGGATACGGTCGATGAGCTGCGCAAAGAAGGGTGGTTCGACGAGCACCCTGAACAGGACCCGGACAAGCAGACCACTGCTGACCAGAGCGACAAAGCGTAAAGGGGGCCGATATGCATGATACATGGACTTTGGGGGCTTAGCTGGGGAGAGATCCTCAGCCTGGTAACCCTTGTCGGTGGTGGTATCACTCTTTTCATCAAGCTTGTCAAGGGCGGCATGGAGAGTGTACTGGCCCCCCTGAGAGCGTCGCTTGACGAGCTCAATGGCAACCTAAAGCGGCTCAACGGAAACTTTCACCGACAGGAAAACGAGATCGAGAAAATCAACGAAGACCTGCGCGCTCATGAGTTACAACTCAGAGAGCACGACGTAGAAATCGAAACGCTGAAGAATAAGGAGGACGCTCATGAAAGATAAAGTATACAAAGCGCTGCACAACGCGGACGGGACACTCAACCGCATGACTCTTGCCGGACTGGTATCGGCACTGCTGCTGCTTGTGCAACAGATCGCCAGTCTGCTCGGCATGGACCTTACTGGCCAGATGGCGGCCGTACAGGACTGTATCAACACGGCACTGACTATCCTTACAATAGTCGGTGTTGTGTCGGTACCTAAAGAGGAGGACAACGATGACAAGAAGTAAGATGATGACCGGCCTCGCCGTAGCGGGTCTGCTGCTGATGGCTGCACCCGCGGAAGCACAGGCAAACCGTGCGCAGGGTACAGATTTAAGCCGCTACCAGGGATATACTGCGGTCAAGGGACAGGCAAGCGATGAGTTCTCTATCTCACAAATTGGCGGTACCAACCAGTGCGGTATCTACACGCAGGCCACCTACCAGTCGCAAGTTGCCACGGGCATTGCGCAAGGTCTGCGTATGCATACGTATATCTGGTATCAAGTCGGCTCTGACATCTCCAAAGCTAAGCAGTGCATGGATTACTTCCTGCCACGGGTCCAGACGCCCAAAGGCTCAATCGTAGCACTGGACTACGAGGACGGCGCCTCGGCAAGCGTGGCAGCCAACACAGACGAGATCTTGTATGGTATGCGGCGCATAGCTGACGCGGGCTACACGCCCGTGTTCTACTCATACAAACCGTACACGCAAGCGCACGTTGACTATAAGCGGATTTTAGCTGAGTTCCCCAACTCGCTTTGGATAGCAGCTTACAAGGACTACAACGTCACCACGGTTCCCGACTATCGCTACTTCCCAAGCATGGACGGCGTGGCACAGTGGCAGTTCACTAGCATGTATAAAGCGGGTGGCTTAGATGGCAACGTTGACTTGCTGGGTATAACTCAAAACGGCTACCGTAAAGGGGATGCTGCAAAGCCTGTAACCAAGCCAACGGCCGTCAAGCAGGGCATCAAGGCGGATAACACGCCTAAGGCCGACATCAAGCCTGGATACACGGTCAAGGTCAACTTCTCGGCCCGCAAGTGGGCAAGTGGTCAGTGCATCCCGTCATGGGTACACGGCAAGGCCTATCGTGTGCAACAGGTATCGGGTAACCGAGTGCTACTGGCCGGCATCATGAGTTGGATCAACAGGGCTGACGTCGAGATACTGCAGACGTCAGCGCAAGCCAAGCAGACTTCTGGTGGCATCTACACGGTGCGGAGCGGTGACAGTTGGTGGTCAATCGCCAACCGCTATGGCATGAACATGTATGCGTTGGCGGCACGCAACGGCAAGACGATTTACAGTATGCTTCACCCGGGCGACCGTTTGATCATCAGCGGGCAAACTGCCGCTGCCACGCGTACCTACACGGTAAGACGTGGGGACACTTTGAGCGGCATCGCCGGCAGACTGGGCGTGTCAGTAGGCCATCTGGTGCAGACTAACCACATCAGCAACCCTAACCGCATCTATGTCGGTCAGCGGTTGGTATACTGACAACTTCCGTGGTATACTAATAGATGAAAAATAGCATACAATAGCTTCGTAATCCCCCGTGCCGAACGGGGGATATTTTTTTGCAAAAAAGCAAAAAAAGTTGTCAAAAACTACATTCTTATTGTACCGTGTGCGTTACAATAAGAATGTAGTTAAGGAATGAAAGAAAAAAGCCGAA